TTATATGCTAGATTCCAAAATGTTTTTATATTCTTCATCTAAAATGTCTACAATGATATCATTTTCTAAAATTTGCTTTATAAAGCCTTCATCTTTTGTTTTAATAATTGCATCAACTATTTTTTCTTGGCTTATTTGATAAATACTACTTATATATTCACCTAAATAATATACATTTTTGGAATCCACAAAGAAATTATCTAACAAATCAAAATTATAACCTTTGCTATCATAATTCATCCCTAAACGCCATATATTTTCTAAAGCATTATCATAGTTTTTAGCCACATTTACTAAATCATTAAAACAATCTTGATCTATCTTTGGTGTAAATGGTACAAAAATGTAAGAAGTTATTAGCAACATTAATTCTAAAGCACTCATATTCTTAGCAATATCAATATAAGTTTTATTATGAATTGTTAAATTAACTATTCTTTCGTATTCATTTTTGTTATTAATTATTAATTCTTCTAAAGATTTATCCTTGTTTTCAATATTCTCTAATAAAATATTCAAATCTTTTTTATATTTTTTTCCAACTCTAGAATTTAAAAATATTTTTATTTCATTAATAAGTATATCTTTATTAATTAACTTATTTATATATTTATAAACACTTTTGACAAAAAAATTATTTTTTAAAATTACTGAAAAAGACAATTTTTTAATATCTAAATTAATAAATATCTCTCCAGCCTTACCTTTACTAAATTTTGTATTGCTATTTAATTTAATCTCATATATGTTTTCATCATAAAAAATTTTTAATTTTTTTTCAATCTCTAATTCATCAATTGTTTTAATAATTATTTTATCTTTATCTATTTCATACTCAAAAAAAACTTTTTTATTATCAATATATAGACTGATATCTTTAAACATATTTTCTATCCTCCTATCCTAAAATGTTTTACAAATCACAAAATTTACCTTGTCAATCTGCAAGCATATTAAAATCAATTGAATCTACATAAATATTTAGCATAAATTTAATTATTTTAAAATTCAAACAACAAAAGTGTTCGAATTTATTATCAATCTGGTGGCCTCGGTGGACACCTCTTAGGGTAAAAAATACCTTATTTCAAGGCTTTTTTTCATTTATTTTTACCGCATTTTCCATTTTTACCATATTTTCCATATAGTCCGTGGTAAAAATATGGTAAAAATTTTAAAGATATTTATCAATTGTGTTAGCTAATTCTTTTTTGACATCGTTTGATAAATGTCCATATTTATTTACAGTAGTAGCATGATTCTTATGTCCTATTGTTGGAGATACTTGGTATAGAGGTTTTCCTTCTGCCATCATTGTAGCTACGTATGTATGACGTAAGTCATATAATCGTATTTTACTCACACCACATAAATCACAAAACTTGTGAAATTGTTTTCTTAGTAATGTATCTGAATATGGCTTTTTAGTTGAATAATTAAAGAATATTAAATCATCATTTTCTATTACAAGATTAAGTTCATTTTTCAAAAAGTCTTTATATTTTTTTACTTGATCAATAACTTTTTGAGTAATATTTACTTCCCTTTGTGATTGATAATTTTTAGTATTTGATAAAAAATCTGTTGATTTTCTATCATAGTTTATTGAGTGCGAAATATTTAATGTCATTTTTATTTCATTAAATGAACTATATGTTAACGCTCTTGTTTCACCGATTCTGTCGCCCAATGCAAATCCAATTGTTACAAGAGCTTGAATCATTAATGCTTGCTTTTTGAAAGATAAGTCATCAGTATCTTTTATAATATCATCTATATTACAAAAGAACTTTTTAATTTCATCTTTTGTCCAATATTTCATTTCTATTTTTGTTTCTTTATATTTTCGCACTTTTTCAAGTTCATTGTAAACAATTATTTTTTCTTCGACACACCAATTTGAAAATGCTTTTAATATTTTTATAAGCTGATTTTTTTGTTTATCTGAACAATTAGCATCATCAATAAATTTTGCCCAATATTCTTTAGTGATTTTATTCATTGGAATATTTATTTTTTCTCTAACATATCTATTATATGCTTTTGTTTTTCGTAAAATAGTATTGTAAGCCTGTTTTTTTACATATTTACACTCATCAAGATATCTGTTCCATAAATCATCTATAGTTTCCTTGTGTTTAATTTCAATTTGTTTCTTATATTTAATTAATTGATTATCTCTGATTTTTCTTGCTGTTTCAGAATCGTATATTTTATTTCCTCTTTCGTCTTTTGATACACTTGTGCCAATCTTGCCATTAAAGCGAATAATGTAATTTTTATTAACCTTATGTCTATATATATTTTGCCATCTTGTTTTTACATAAATTTTTGTATTCATTTTTATCACTCCCTATATATTTTTAATTCAATTTTTCTTTGTTTTTCTACATTTTTGTGATATAATGAATATGAAAGATCCAATGCATTATATCACATGATATTTTGTTTTAGTCTTGTCGGACTTTTGTGATTTTTCATTTTGCTTCGTGTTCCAGCACGAGGCTTTTTTTGTTTTTTTAGTTTTTTAATTCATTACTTATCCATAGCTCATTTAATTCGTCTTCATAATCATAGACTATTATTTCTTTATTTTTAATTTTGCTAATAAGTTCTTTATTTACATTAAAAGAAATAATTTTGTTATCGTTAATATAACCAATATATTGAATATTATTAATATCTTCTAGATTATTATTTTTAATATATTTTTCTATATTATAATAATTTTGTAGTATGGTTGACCTATTTGAATAAAGATAATTAATTTTGAAATTTAACATTAATGTTTTTTGTGTGCATTCTGCCATTTCGTTGTAATCTGTACATATAATTTCTTCTCTTATTATTTGATTTTCACTTATATCTTGTTTGTTATTATTGCTACAACCAGATAAAATAAATATAATACTTATCAATAATAGAGTTTTTAAATGGCTTTTATTTATCATTTTTCCTCCTCATTATTTTTTAAGTCTTTTATTACTAAATCGTCTATACTTACATTGAAATAATTTGCAAGTCTTGCTAAATCTATTGCACTTGGTTCTCGTATTCCATTTTCCCAATTGCTAATGGCAGTGTTTTTTTTATTACATATTTTTGCTAAATCTTCTTGTGTTTTTCCTCTTACTTGTCTTAAATATTTAATATTTGAAGAAAGATACAAGTTCAATTTCATTTAAATCACTTCTTTCTATATGTATTATACACTTATAATTTACTATAATCAACTAAAAATACACAAAATGTGTAAAAAGATATTGACATCCACAAAATGTGGAGTTATAATTAAGTAAAGTTGGGAGGTGATAAAATGAATTATACTGTTAATGGTATTACTATTGCGAATAATATTAAGGCTGAAAGAAATAGAGCAAATAAAACTCAAGATGATATTGCTAAAGAAGTTGGTATTTCTCGTAAAACTTATATTAAATATGAAACTGATGCTAGTAAAATTAGTGCTATATTATTATTTTATATTTCTAATGCTATTGGGTGTGAATTAAGTTGTTTTTATTTAAATGCCGCATCCACAAAATGTGAATAAAGTCCGACAAGACTAAAACAAAATCTTATTTAAAACAAAATGAAAGTGATATAAGGAAAGGATCTATTTATTATGAAAAAAAATGAATTTTACACTGTTAAAGACATTATGGAACAAACAGGGTATTGCAGAACAAAATGTTATGATTTAGTTTTTAAACTTAATGAAAAACTTAAACAGCAATATCCAAAAATTGTAACTTATAGTGGGAGAATATTAAAAAAATATTGGGATGACCAATTTGAAATGAATGAAGGGGGAATTACTAATGAAATTAAATAAAAAACTAAATATAAAAAATTTAATAATACTTATAATTGGAAGTTTAAGTTTTATTGCATTTATTTGTGATTGGGTAATAGCAATTGTGGGTAGTGGAACATTTACAATATTTGGTTTAATTACTAATCTTTTACTAGCAGCAAGTGCAGTATTATGTTTTGATTATTTAGAAAACTATTTAGAAAACAAAAAGTAAAAAAACAGGGGTACTTGGTTTGGTTAAAAAAATAAAGAAAGGAATAAAAAAGTGAAAGAAAAAGATAGTATAATATTTTATTTTTCTCATTATAACATTATTAAAAAATTAAATAATGAACAACTTGGAAGACTTTTTAGAGCATTATTTGAAAAACAACTTGGTAATGAAGTTGTTTTGGAAAATGATATTGAAATGGCTTTTGATTTCATTTACAACCAATTGCTTATAGATAATGAAAAGTATATTAAGATTGCTCTTAAACGTAGTATTGCAGGGCAAAAAGGTGGTGCACCGAAAGGAAATAAAAATGCTTGTAAAAACAAATCAACAAGCAAAACAAACAAAAATAAACAAAACAAGGTTAATGATAATGATAATGTAAATGATAATGATAATGTAAATGATAATGATAATGTAAATGATAATGATATATTTCTTTTATTAGAAAAAGAAATGAAAAGAACAATTAACCAAACTGAATTTGAAATGATAGAAGTGTGGGAAAAAACATTTGAACTTGATGTTATTAAAACTGCAATTAAAATAGCAAAACAAAATGAAAAATTATCAATTGGTTATATTAATGGAATTTTAACTAATTGGAAAGATTTAGGTAAAACAAAGGTAAGTGATTTTAAATCAAATATTATTAATTCTTTAAATAACTCAAACTTTGAATTATCTGAAGAACAAAGAGAAATATTAAACTTTGACTGGTTAAATTGTGAAGGAGTTGATTAAAATGATACTAGTTAGTAGAAAAAAATATGATAAAGTAAAAGAAAAGTTGGATTTAGCTTATGAGCATATTAAAAAAATAACTAATTCTTTAGAAACTGAGCAACGTAGAAATTATACATTGCTAGAAGATAAATCTAAAAAAGAAGATAATTATTTAAAAAGTATTGAAACTTTAGAATCTGAAAAAAAACAATTGTGTAAAATATTAGAAATAAAGGAAAACATCATTTCAACAAAAGAACTAAAAATAATGGACTTAAACAAAAAACTAAGAATTTCTAATTCTTCTCGTGGTGGTATGCAACGAAAAATTAATACATTAACAAAAGAACTAGCTGAATATAAAAGATTTAAAAAGATTCTAAAAGTAACTAAAGTTAGAAGTTGTAAAGCTACAACACAAAAAATGAAATGTCCAAAGATACAAACAAACTCTGTCAGGAAGGTGTTGAAAGAAATTGATAATATACGAAAGACCAACTAATGATGATTCTAAGGATCGTGAAATAATAAAATTGAAAGCTAATGTTTTGTCTTTGGAACAACAAAATAAATTACTTCATGAAAAGTATGGAACAATTAAATCTAGACATGAAATAATTAGAGAATTAAAATATCTCATTAAAGTACCAGCCGGTGGAAATATGAAAATATATGAAGAAGGGCAAATAAAAGCATTATTATTTGTTCTTGGATATCCAGAGGGTACAAAATTAGAGGAAATCAAGGAGAAAATATGAAAATAAAATTATATGAAAAGATTGTCAATCCTGGATTGGGTGATTGTTATTTGATTAAGTACAATGATGAAAAGTATCTTTTCTTTGTACCGAATAATTCTGAGAAATTTGTTATTACAAGACAATTGCTTGGTACAAAAAATAATTGTGGATTCTATGGAAATGAATATTTATCGAATTTAGATGATGCAATAAAAAAATTAAAAAAAGATTAGAAGGGAATGTTAAAAATGTATGTATTTAAAGATTTAGAAAGAATGAAAGAATTAGAAGAATTGGGTTTTAAAAATGTAGTAGGTGCTTATACAAAATTGATTAAAGATGATAGCTCTGTTTTCTCTTTTATTCAAATTTCAAATAAGGGATGTATTAAAAAATATATTGAGGAAAATGGACACTTAAAAGGTTATAATGTTGAATCAAATGACATAATTGATTTACTTGAAGCAGATTTAGTTACATATTTAGAAATATAAAGAAAAAAGTTGTCTCCAGAGTTGAGGGAATTAAATCTAGTCCTTATTTATTCTTTTAACTTATTTTCTCGTAATTCCCTCAACTCTGGAGACAAGAAAGGATTTAAAAATGGCAAGAAGAATAAAAATGAGTGGTGGTAAGAATAAAACATTACCAATTAAAGATGAAAAAATTCTTAAAAGAGTGATGGATTATTTAAGATATCAGGCATCAATAGCTAAAACACCCATAAAAAAGTATCAAGCTGATAGAAATTATATGTTGTTTTTGATAGGATTTAATACAGCTTTTAGAGCAGAAGATTTACTTCAATTGAAAGTAAAAGATGTTGAAAAAGGTTATGTTTCAATAAAAGAGAATAAGACAGGTAAATGGCAACATTTTAGAATGAATAAAAAATTGCATGAAGAAATAATGGAATATGTTGATAAGTATAAATTGAATAGTAATAGTTATTTGTTCATGGGGCAAAAAAAGAAAGATACTTATAATGGTATAACTAAAGAAATAATATATCCAATAACTCGGCAAAATTGTAGGCAAGTAATATTTGATAAAGTTAATAAGGCTTGTGGTATTGATTTTTGTTTTGAACTACATAGTTTAAGAAAAACCTTTGGTTATCAGTGGATAAAGAATGGTGGAAAGCTTGTCACGTTGCAAAAGATGTATAATCATGAGGATCCATCTGTTACAATGTTTTATGTTATGTGGGATATAAATGATGTTGATGAAGAACGTGAGTCAATTTACATCGGAGGTGCAAAAAATGCTGAGATTAGGAAGATTTGATAAACAAGGTTATAAAGAAAATTTTTCAAAAGGTGAATTAGCAAGAGAACTGGTATACATGAATGAAGAATGTAATAAATTACAACAAGATATTGAGCAACAACAAAAGAAAATTGAATATTTAGAAAGAAGTAATAATCGTAGAGAAGAAGAAATTATAAATCTACGAAACGAACTTTGTGAAATCAATGATTATAAAGAGAAATGGGATAAGTTAAAGAATCATTTTAAAATCTTGAAAATCAATTCAACTCATGATAATAAAAAATTTATTGAAAAAATTTTAAATCTAATACAAGAGCTGGAATGGAGTGATAATAATGAAGAATAGAGAATTATCAGATTGTGAAAAAAAACTTTATAAATTTGCTAATGAATGTGCGTTAAAAGGAATAGATATTGAAGATACATTTGGATCAGTTTGGAATCTAACAAAAGAGACTTTTGAAACTATTATCAATTTAACTAATAAGAATTATGATTTTCTTAAAAAATGCTTAAATCATGGAAGTGATGATTGTTGATTAAAAGAAAAAATGTTGAATATGCGATTTATAAAGGTGATAAATTTATAGATATAGGAACAGCAAAAGAACTTGCTGAAAAATGTAATGTTAAACCAGAAACAATAGCATATTATTCTTCACCAGCTTATCTAAAACGATTAGAAAAAGTAAAAGATAAATATAATAAAGGATTTATATGTATTAAGTTACGATAGAAAGGAATTTTATGAAAAAAGAAGAAAGACAAATACCTCATATATTTGATAATATAAATTTTGAAGAATTAAGAAAAGCTTATTATAATGATGAAATAAATAATCCTAATAACTTTTCATATTGGTATCCAAAATTAAAAAATTGTGGAATAAAAATGGCAAAAGCTTGGTTTTTCAAATTTTCCTATGAAGAATGGAAAATAATAGAATCAATGGAAGAAGAATCTAGCATGGAAAAGGCTTTAGTGATTATAAAAGAAAAAATAGAAGGAAATTCAGAAATTAAAAAAGGTAGATTGTATAATCTTAAGAATGGAGCTTTTAGTAATAAATTTAATGCTAATGATTGTTTCAGTAATTATTATGATATTCCTAGAAAATTCTTGAATATTCAGTATGCTGGAATGTGTCTTGATGCAGATGGTTCTTCTGAGATGGTTCTTCGAGAAATTATTGAATACAATTCTAATACAACACTAACTATTTATAATGGATTACCATTAAGACCTGAATTTAGAGCTTTTGTTGATTTTGATAATGATAAAGTCTTATATATAGTTAATTATTGGGATTATGATTATTGTTATAGTCATTTAGATACAACTGATAAAATAATATTTGATTATGCAAAATCATATTTAGAATCTGAATTCGAATGTAATAAAGATAAAGTTATTGAACTCATCGAAAAGAATTTAATACCATATAATAAAAAGCAAAAAGATGGATTAACTGGTATTTGGTCTGTAGATGTGATGAAAGCTGATGAAGATTATTATTTAATTGATATGGCATTAGGTTATCAATCAGCTTATTATGATTACGATAAAATCAAGGAGATGAAACAGTGAAATTAGAAATTGGAATGTATGTTAGATTTAATAGTATGATTAATAAAATTATAGAAAAAGAAAGCAATTATATAATATTTGATGATAATTGGTACGATGATTGGGGTGAAGAAGTTAGTAGTATGGATATTAATACATTTATAAAAAATTATAAACCTTTAGCGAGTTTCAATATTATTGACTTAATTAAAGAAGGAGATTACGTCAACGGAAAAGAAGTTTATTCAATAGGATTAGCTAAGGCGATATATAACATAATTAATTTTAAAGATGGAACTTTTATAATTAATTATGATGAAGTAAAATCAATAGTTACAAAAGAACAATTCGAAAAATTGAAATATAAAGTTGGTGATTAAATGGAACATATTAAAGTGACAAATGCTGATATTGTTGAAATAATGAGTGATGAAACAAAACGTAAACTTGCTAATCTATGTTCTTTAAAAAAAACACAACCAGAGTTGATTATAGAACTAGTTGTATATGTAATGGAGGATATAATTAATAGAGAAATAGATTTATGTAATAGTTGGATAGATCCAGAAACTGCCATAAGATATGAAACATATGAAGAAAGATTTAAATTTGGAGGTATAATATGATTTATCAAGAATCGCTTGAAAAGTATATAGCTAGAATATATGTAATATGTATGATTGGAAATGTTATTAATATGATAATTTGGGGTATGCTCGCTATATTTTTTGGAAAATGGTGGTTAACATTGTTTAGTATTTTGTTTATTCAAAACCCAAAATTTCAATTTGAAAAACAACTAAACAACGAAAATAAAAATTAATGCAAGTTTTTTGAAAATGAAAATATAGTTTTTGTTAATGAAAATCATATAAAAACATATAAAAAAGACTATATATAAAAACTTGTCAGTTTATGGGACTTTGTAAATTTTTAAAAGTATGAAAAGGAGAATTATGACACACGAAGAAAATGAAAGAATAAAAGAATTAAATAGGTTGATTTATATAAAAACTATGTTGATAAGAGAATGTAAAAAAGAAATTGTAAATGCAAGAAAAGAGAGAATGCAAATAGGAAATGATAAAACATTGCAAAGAAAGAGGAATAAGAGATGATAAAAAGTGGAGAAATGTTATTACATGATTATGCATTTATAATATTAATATTATCATTTATTATTGTTTTTGTTAAAAAAATAAATATTGATAATGTATTATATAATCTCATAATTTTGGTATCATTCTTCTTGGTTGCAATAATTATTAAGAAATGGTGGTTAATATTATTAAGTTTATTATTTTTGAATTATGATAGGAGAAATGAAAATGAAAAATAAGAATAATGAAGAATTAAAAAATGAAAAAGAATATGTTCATAAAAAAGAAATTCAATCTTTTATAATAAAAGAATTGGTTAATTTAAAAATCATAAAACCAGTTCAAGATTCTTTTTATGCAACAAAGAATCTGCTAAAGAATATCACAAGATTAGATCGTGCTATTCAAAATTATGAAAAAGAAATTAAAAGATTGCAAAAAGCAAAAAATAAAATTGATTCACCAAAGTTCAAAACATCAAACATTGAATCTAACTTTGAATTACCAACAAATAATCTTGATGTGATTAATAATAGAATAATTGATTTATATCAGTCTATTACTAAAATAAAAGAATATAAAAAGAGTGTAGAAGAAATAATAAATGGATTATCTGATACAGAGAAAAGATTAATAAAATTATTCTATTATGAGAAAAAGAATATGAATGATATTTCTTTATTATTAAATTATGATACTTCAACTTGTTATAGGAAATTAGATGATGCAATAAATCATATTAAAATCGAATTGTTTCCAGGTTTATTCATTGATTCTTTATTAGCTTAGTGCTTGAATGTTAATGCGAAAAACTATGCGAAAACGTTGCAATTTACATATCAAAATATATATGATAGAATATAGTAAAATGAATTAGTCGTCGATGAGATTACTAATTCTTTTTGTTTGAATGCTGATGTTAAGAGGTGGTGCTTATGACTTAAATGATTCCACGAAGGAAATATCATGATTGGGAGGCTGAAATTAAAAAAGGAAATACTAAACTTTTTTATAATTCAACAGATTGGAAAAGAACTCGTGAGGAAGTATTGAAAAGAGATCATTATGAATGTCAATTCTTTATTGGAAGATGGAATGATAACAAACACTTTCCTAGTAAAATAGAATTAAAAAAAGCAAAATATGTTCACCATATAAAGCCTTTAAAGGAAAGACCTGATTTAGCATTAGATAAAAATAATTTGATTTCTCTTTCTTTTGAAGCACATGAAATAGTCGAAGATAGAGCAAAATTGTTAAAAAACAATAAAAAAAGATATAAAAATGAAGAAAAATGGTAAATAATTAATATTTTTATCGTTTTTTTATTTTTGATACCCCCCATCAAAAAAACAAGGGCGAACCGCACGACGGAGAACGGGCATGTGGTGCTGACTATTCAAAAATATCGTCTTTTTCGCATGTGGCAGGGGTATATTTTGTAAATGGAGTGATGATTGATGGCAAAAAATGTAAAAATGTCAAAAAAAGAGATAAAAGAATTGATTTATACTGATTTGAATAATCAACTTTTGAAATTGGGAAAGTTAGGAAAATATAATGAAGATCTTATTAGTGATTATATATATTTTTGGGACTTAAAGTTAAAATTGCAAAAAGATATTAAAAAATCTGGCTTAAGATATAAAACCACCAATGGTAATGGTATTGAAAGTACCAAGCCGAATGAATCAGTACAAAATCTTATCAAAGTAAATGGTCAGATGCTAAAAATATTGAGTGACTTGGGTTTACAAGAACCATCGATTTCTAATATGTTGAAGAAAGAAAATATAACTGCTGATGATTTATTGCAAAGAGATTTATGATTACATAGATTATTACGAAAACAATAAAGAATTATTTAATGAAGAACGAATTCTTCTGATGGAAAATATTGTAAAACCTACATTAAAAAGAAATGATATTGTATTTGATGCGAAAGAATATTATAATTGCTTAAAATTTTGTGAGCTATGGTTTTATCCCTTTTATCCATATCAAAAGTTTGTAACTGCTTTTTTATTTATGTATAAAACTGCTGATGTAGTTTTCAGAACTTTTTTAATTATGATGGGAAGGGGAAATGGAAAAGATGGTTGGATAATTCCGATTGCTTTATATTTTACTAGTGAGTTACATGGAATTCCTAATTATGATGTAGATGTAATAGCTACAAGTGAAAGTCAAGCTAAAGATAGTTTTTTAGTAGCTTATAATATGTTAGAAAAAAATAAAGTTAAAATGTTACGTCATTTTTACTGGAATAAAACTGAAATATTAAATCGTGCCACATTATCCAAATTTAGATTCTTAACTTCTAATTCAACAACAGCAGATGGAAAAAAGCCTGGTATGGTTATAATGAACGAGTATCATGCATATCAAAATGCTAAAAATGCTAATACAAATATTAGTGGAATAGGAAAAAAAAAACATGGTCGAATAATAATTATAACTTCTGATGGACAAACAAGAGGTGGTCCATTAGATGAATTAAAAGATACATGCAAATTAATTCTGAATGGTGAATCAAATAATGTAAAATATTTTCCATTCATCTGTAAGCTGAATGATGAAGAATTGGTTGATAATCCTAAAATGTGGATTCAGGCTAATCCTAGTATTGAATATATGCCTATATTAAAAGATGCTATAGAAACAGATTATTATGAACAGAAATTAAGTCCATCAAAAAGAAGTGAATTTCTAGCAAAAAGAATGAATCTACCACAACAAGCATTTGAGAATTGTGTGCTTGATTGGGAAACTATTTTGAAAGCATCATATAAAGATTCCAAAAATAAAATAGTTAGAGATTGTCCAGAACTTTATTCCAGAAAAGCTGTTATTGGAATTGATTTTGCTTCATTTAATGATTTTGCTTCTGTTGGAATCCTTTTTAAGGTAAAAGATGAGTACATTTGGAAATGTAAAACATTTATTTCGAGTCAAAATAAATTCTTTAAAGATATCAAATTTCCATTTAATAATTTTGGACAAAGTGGTTTTCAAGATTATGAAATAGTTAATTCTTCAATTGATGCTGAGTTTATTGTGAATGAAGTTATAAATTTGATGGGAAAATATAAAGTTTTAAAAATTGTTTTGGATAGTTATAGATTTCAATTATTAAAGCAAGCTTTTTCTAATAAAGGAATAACTGATGTAGAATCAAAACAAAATCCAGATGGATTGATACGTATGGTTAGATATCCAGCTAGTATGGCAGCAATTATTGCTCCAAAGATTGAATTAGAATTTACAAAAGGGAATGTCAATATTGGTGATTCAGCACTCATGAGATGGGCAATAAATAATACAGCCATTAAGGATTGTAGCGATGGTAATAAAAAATATGAAAAAATAGAACCAAAATTAAGAAAAAATGATCCATTCATGGCTTTTGTAGCTGCATTTTCACAAAGTGATTTATTAGAAGAAGAAATAATCTATATTTAGTTGGGAGGTGTTAACATGTTAAAATTTAATTTTTTGAGAAAGCAAAAAAATGCTGAAAATTATGAATTATATGATATTTTTGATTATTTATTAAGTCAAAAACAAGTTCAGAAAGCAATATATATTGAGAGCATGCAACAAGCAGCTGATATTATTGCATCATATATTTCAAAATTGAAAATGAATACATATAAATATGACTTTAAACAGAAAAAAATTATGGAAGATAATGGCTTTTTACAATTTATTTTGAATGTTAGACCAAATTTAAATGAAAATGCAACAACATTTAAATATAATTTAGTTTATCAATATCTTACAAAAGGCGAAGTATTAATTGTTGAAATAAATAATAAATTGTATCTGGCTGATTCGTTTCGAGTAACAAATAATATAATCAATGAAAATTATTATTATAATATTAGATTAGAGTTACCAGATAAAACCACATTGTCAATTAACAAAAGATTTAAATCAAGTGAAGTGATTCATTTGAAAAATCCAAGTAAAAAGATTGAAACATTTTTAAATGCTTTATATACGGATTATGGTGTGTTATTAGAAACGGCAAGAAAACAATTTGTAATATCTAACTCATCAAAATATTTTATGAAAGTTCCGGGTTCTCAACCAGCAATTTTTGATACTGCTACTAAAAAAGAAATAAGTTATGAAGAATATAAAAGTAAAATTTTATCGAGTCTATTTGATGAAAATGATGGTGCTATTTTATTATCTGAAAAAGTTAATGTAGCAAAAGTTGATAATGGTGAAAGAAAAAGTACTACTGATTATATTAATTTATTAGATAAGTGGAGAGCTGAAGTTGCTTCGGTTTATAAAATTCCTTTGGAAATATTTAATAAAACTGGTACTGATAAGTCTTCGATAAATGAAGAATTTATCAGTCATTGTATATTGCCAATCATAACACAAGTGGAAGAAGAAATAAATAATGCAATTTATGGAGAAAATTCATTTAAAGATGGTTATGTAAGATTTAGTAGATATAATTTGATTTATCATGATGCTATTAGTAATTCAACTTCAGTAGATAAATTATTTTCAAATGGTTTTGCTCATAATGAATTAAGAAGATTTTTAGATTTAGATTTACTTGATGAATCTTGGGCTAATGAACCGAATATTACTAAAAACTATGGTTCTGTGAAAGGAGGTGATAACGATGAAAAATAATAAGTATATGCAATTCGTAAAAATAAATGATAATAACACTGAATTATATGTTTACGGAGATATTAGAAAACCTGACTTGATTGAGAGATGGCTTGATTTAGATGATCCTGGAAGAACAGATGCTTTATCATTTTCGGAAGCTTTAAAACAGGTTGATACACCCAACCTTATAGTAAGAATCAATTCTTATGGTGGAATTGTTTCGGAAGCATTAGCGATATATTCATTGCTTTGTGATAGTGGATTAAATGTTATTACAAAGGTTGATGGATTTGCATGTTCAGCAGCATCTATAATATTTATGGCTGGTAAGGAAAGAATAGTTCCAGAATCAGGATTATTAATGATTCATAATGCTTGGAGTGTTGCTGAAGGTGACAGTAATGCATTAAAAAAAGCTGCAGAAGATTTAGAAATCATTACATCTCCTTCTTTAGAAATTTATGCAAGTAAAACAAAATTATCTAAAGAACAATTAAAAGATATGATGGATAAAGAGACGTGGATTAATTCAAATAAAGCATTTGAATATGGTTTTGCAACAACTTTAAATAAAGATGATGCTGCGAAACAATCAATTGAATCTAATTTTGTAAAAAAATTAGTTAATAAAATTGAAATGTTAGAAAAAGAAAATTTAAAATTAAATAAAACAATAAAAGAAAATATAAAGGAAAAATCTGCTGATCCATGGCAAGATTTTTTTAGATAGGAGGAATGAAATTATGTTTTCAAAAAATATGGAAAAAGTACGTGAAGAAGCTTTAGAAATTCTTCAAAATTCAGATGACAAAGCGAGTGCTATTGTCGAAGTTATGGATAAAATCATAACAGCTAAAAATGAAGGGTTGATAAATGAATTAATTAGCCAACAAGAAGCTTTAAATAATGATGTTAATTTAAAGAGTAAGTTAGGATTAAGAAATCTTAGTCAAAATGAAAAAGACTTTTATGAAAAACTAAAAGATGTTAAACAAGCAATTACTGCATCTCAAATTGATATTATTCCAACAAGCATTGTAAATGTTATGTTAGAAAATGTAAAAGAAAGTTCTGAGTTAATCACAAGTGGTCTTATAGATTTTGCTCCAGCTGGAGTGAAAAAATGGTTATCTTCAGAAAAATCTGGTACGTTTGCATGGGGTAAATTAGATGACACACTTTCTGCACAATTATCAGCAACGATAACTGGATTAAATTTGGATGTTAATAAACTATCTGCTTATTTAATTATTCCAAAAGCTATAAGAGAATTATCTTATGAATTTATTGATAAATATTTTATTGCTATTTTAACTCAAACAATTAATGAAGGTATTGAAGCTGGATATTTAAATGGTAATGGTGTAGGAGCTCCAATTGGTATTTATAATAAAACAAATACTGTTGAATCAAATGGAACTCATGCAGCAAAAACTGTTTTGAGTACGATTACTAATTTTACACCTAAAGGATTGGCAACAGTTAAAAAGACACTTTCTAACAATGGAAAGAGAGTCTTTGATAAAATATTCTTAATATGTAATCCAGCAGATGAAGCTGATTATGTAGCTCCAGCTTTATATGATAGAGAAGGAAGAAATGTTAGTTCTTATAAAAATTTAACTGTTATTGCATCAACACAAAATACTCAAGGAAAAGCAATATTTACTATTCCAGGAAAATACGCAATGGGTATTAGTAGCATGAAAATAAATGAATATGATCAAACAAAAGCATTAGACGATGCTGATGTAATTATTGCAAAAGTTTATGCAAATGGTAAAGCTGTTGATGATTCAGTAGCAGTTCCATTCGATGTAACTAAATTAGAAGAATATATTCCAGTTTATAAAGAAGTAAATAGTGCTCCAGCAACTTCTTCAGCAACTAATACAGAAACACAAACTCCAGGAGCATAATATGATATATATAGTAATTAAAAAATTTAGAGATTTAAAAGATGGTAATCATATATATGCTGAAAATGATTTTTATCCATATTGTTTAAAAGATATTGATGAAGAAAGAATTGCTGAACTAATATCTTGCGATAATAATTTTAAAGAACCAGTAATTCGAGAATTAACACAAGAAGAAAAAGAAATGTTAAATATCAATAATTCAGAAAATGCTGATGATTCAACAGAAGATGCTGAACCAGAAAATGCTGATGATTCAACAAAAGATGATGAATTAAAAAATGCTGATGATTCAATAAAAGATGATGAATTAAAAAATGCTGATGATTCAATAAAAAACGTTGAATCAAACAATGCATTATCAAACAAAAGAAGAAATGGAAGATAAATTAATTCAAGAAATAAGGGATGAACAAAACGTCCCTTATTTTGTTGATGATAAAACAATTCTGACGATTGTTAAAGAAGCTATTTATGATACAAATAAAAAAGTCGGTGCTGAAATTGATTATGAAAGCGATTTAACAGCAAGATCATTTATTAAAAATTATTATTTGTATGCTTCAACGTATCGATTAGCAGAATTTAGAGAAATATATGCTGGAGATTTATATGACTTACAAATTAGATATAACAAAGACACCAGTGTATAGGGATGGCAAATTTGAATTATTTGATATAAAACAAGAAAAGAGTTTATATCCTAAAGAATACATAAAATCTAGAAATAAAAGTCTGACTTATATGGAGCTGAGTTTTGGTGATGTCTTAAAGTATGAAATGAATTCAAGGGATATAGATATTTCAAAAAAAGTATTAATACCTCAAGATAGAAGTATTAGTACTATGTGTGTATTAAAGGAAGAAGATAGTTTTTATAAAGTTTATAATACATATCATTTCACGAATGACAATGGATTTAAACAAACTCGATTAACTTTAATTTCATACAAAAATCCAATTATTAAGGAGGAATATGACAAAAGAAGAATTGGTAAAAACGTTAGAAAAACTTAATATACCATTTAATGAAGCAATATTGTCTGATGATGATACTAGTTCTGAAGAACATATCTGCTTTTGGGACTATGTTTGGACACCAATAACATCAAGTTCAAATTCTTATTCTTTTACAGTTACTTATCAAATATCTTTTATCTCTGATAAATCAAGAAGTAAGAAACTATTAGAATTAATTAATTTATTACTTGAAGAAGGACATCCTGTTCAAGTTTATCGTGAGTATATATCTAAGAATCGTCAATGGCATTCTTATTTTTCTTTAGATGTTATAGAAGATATAAACAATGTTTGATGGATTTAATGAATTAGAAAATGAATTAAAAGATATTTTGAAAAAAGTTGATAATATAGAAGAAATATTAGAGGTTGGTGCAAGCGAATTTGTTAATGATGCGTTAAAATTGCCAAAACCAAAATCAAAAATTAATAGTCCTAAACATACACATTTAGTTGATTCTTTTTCTTATAAAAAATCTAGTAAAAAGAAGGGTGAAATCGAAACTGGTTGGGGTGTTTATTATGGACCAATGGTTGAAAATGGTACTGTAAAAATGAAAAAACAACCACATTTGGAACCTTTATTTAATAAAAATAAAGAAAAATACTATAAAAAAATGATTGAAAAAATATATTAAGGAGGAATAAATATGAAGGTAAAAAAACCTAAAATCATTGAAACAGTTGGAGCATTTTATTATGCATTTAATACTCCATCTGAAAGTGGAGAATTTGACTTATCAACTTATGATACAGTTGTAAAATCTCCAATTATTAAGAAGGTCAATGTATCACCAGAAAGTGAAACGGCGACTGTAAGAGCATCAGGAGAAGATTATGATCAAGTATCTCAAACTTCATCAATTGGTTTAGAAGTAGAAGTTATAGCCTTTGATCCAACTGATTTAGCGAAGGCAAAAGGTGAAACTATGAATACAAATGGTTTAGTTATGGGTGGTTCTTCATCACCAAGACCATATTTTGCATGTGGTTATCCAGTTATTAAAAAAGATGGAAATCATACCTTAAAATGGTATCCTAAATGTAAGCTAACTGAAAATACTGAAGAAACATCTACATCAGATACTTCATTTAGTGAACAAACTTCAACTGTAAGTATTACTGCTTACTCATTTGATGATGATAATAATAAATATGTTTATTTAGATTCAGAAATGACATCTTATCCATCAGAAATGACTGAAGAAAAATTCTTTACACAAGTTATTACTTCTGCTGCAGATTTAGATAAGATAATTACACCAGGAGCTTAACAACCCTGGTGTTTTTTTAATATAAGGAGGAAAATTTATGGATAATATATTAAAACTTAAAAATGGTGATAACATAAAATTGGAATGGAATTTCTTGGTGCTTGAATATTTAGAAGATTATCCTGGAGGTTTGAAAGGAATAGAAAAAGATATGAAAACTCATATGCATGAAGTAAGAGTTTCAAATTATTTTTGTTATGCTGTAATTAATGCAAATTATGATAAAAAGGTTACATATGAAGAAGCTATAAAATTGATTGATTTAAAAGCATTAAAACGAATCTTGAAATTTATTAGAGACAATGAAAATGAGTTTAACGAATTTAAAAAAAAAGACCAAACCTATTTGAACAAAAAGAACAAAAAGAAACGTTCAAAATGATTAAATCTAAAATAATTTATAATGGAACAAGAATAAATTTATCACCTAATGATGTGATGAAATTAAATCCTCAAGTATATTATGAATTATTAGAGCAACATGAAGAAAGAATGAGAAGTCTTTATGGCAAGTAATGATTTAAAACGGGTAGGTCTTATATTTAAAGCTGATGGTACAGCGGATTTTGTTAAATCTTTAAAGTCAACCAATAACGAATTAAAACAAAATTATGAAAATTTTAAACTTACACAAGCACAATATGACAAAAATACTAGTAGCATGGATAAACTTAAAGATAGATATGAGTATCTTAACAATGCAATTGATACGCAAACGAAAAAAGTTACAATATTAGAAGAACAATTACGAGAATTAGAAGATGCTGAAGAAAAAGATGAACAAGCAATTGAAAGAAAAAGAATTGCTTTAACTCAAGCTCAAACATCTTTAGAAAGATATAAACATCAAGCTGATGAAGTTGCAGATTCTATAAAAAGTGGAACTGCAAATATTGCAGATTTTGCTACTAAGATAAAGGATTCTTCTGAAAAAATTACTTCTTTTGGTAAAAAAGCAAGTGTAGCATCAGCAATTGTTGGCGGTATTGGGATAGCTGGCTTAAAAGTGGCAACAGATTTTGAAGAAGCAATGTCAAGTGTAAAAGCTATATCTGGTGCTACTGGAGAAGACTTTGATAAATTAAAAGAAAAAGCTGAATATATGGGAGCAACAACAAAATTTACTGCTACTGAATCTGCAAATGCAATGTATTATATGGCACTAGCAGGCTGGAAAACTCAAGATATGTTAGATGGTTTGGAAGGTGTTATGTATTTAGCGGCAGCTTCTGGGGAAGATTTAGCAATGGTTTCTGATATTGTAACTGACAGTTTAACTGCTATGGGTTATTCTGCTGATAAATCAACACATTTTGCAGATGTATTAGCTAAAACAGTAACTAACAGCAATTCGACCGTTGAAACATTAGGCGAAGCAATGAAATATACTGGTTCTATAGCTGGAGCTTTAAATCTTGATATTGAAGACGTAGCGGCAGCATTAGGTCTTATGGCAAATTCAGGTGTAAAGTCATCACAAGCTGGAACGGCTTTAAGAGCCATTTTGCAACGTCTTTCAACAGATACTGGTGATGCAAGGTCCGTATTAGAAAGTCTTGGTGTTAAAATCTTTGATAATAAAGGAAAAATGCGAGATTTTGGCGAAATAATGGTTGATGCACGTGAAAAATTGAATAAATTAACAGATCAACAAAAAGCATCAATTGCAAAGACCGTTGCTGGTACAACAGCAATGGCTGGTTTTTTAGCAATTATTAATGCTAGTGATGATGATTTTAATAAGTTAACTAGTGCTATAAAGGATTGTGATGGTGCAGCTCAAGAAATGTCAGAAATTATGATTGATAATGCAAAAGGTAAATTAACAATTATAAAATCTCAATTAGAAGGAATAGCGATTTCTTTGGCAGAAAATGTATTACCAATGATATCTAAATTTTTGGATTTAATTCAAAATTTGTTATCTAAGTTTAGCGAATTGAAAGTATCTCATCAAAAAGCAATACTTGTTATTGGTGCTATCATTACAGTTTTAGGACCTTTATTAATTATAATTGGAAAAATTGGTACTGGAATATCAGTCTTAATGTCAGGAGGAGCAAAATTTATATCAATAATGTCAAAAGTAAATGGAGCAGTTACTGGTACTATCAGTAATTTTAATCCAATGATTTTGGTTGTTGCTGCTATTATTGCTACGATTGTTGAGTTAGGAATAATAATATACAAAAATTGGGATGATATTTGTACATGGACACAGAACTTAGCTGAAACTATATCTAATACTTGGTCTAATATCGTTGATTTTTTTGATACTATATTTAGCACTGATATGACCGCGATTTTTGGTGCTGGCGGAAATATAATAAATGCATTTTTTGCGAATATTTCAAATCAGATAGAGGGAATTAAACAAGTCTTCTCTGGTCTAATTCAGTTTATCAGCGGTGTTTTTACCGGAGATTGGGAAAAAGCTTGGGAAGGAATAAAAACGATATTTAAAGGTATATTTAGTACTTTACATGCAATTGCGGTTGCACCGATTAATTTGATTATTGGAGCTCTCAATGTTATGATAAGCGGTCTTAATAAGGTAATTGAAGGAATTAATAAAATTAGACTTCCTGATTGGAATTGGCTTGGAAGTTTAGCTGGTAAAGGATTTAATTTTTCTACTATAAAGAGTATTGCTTATTTAGCTAGTGGTGGGGAATTAGTTAGAGGTACTGCAATTGTAGGTGAAGCTGGTCCAGAAATTTTAACAAACAATGGTGGGAATCCTAAAGTAATTCCTTTAAATAAATCGAATGATTCCAATAATAATATAATAGATTATTATAAATTAATGAAAACTTTTTTATTAGCACTTAATAAATGTAAATTAAAATTAGATAAAGATGGTTTTATAAGATTGATTGATGATCGTTTGGATGAGGTGATATGATGTTTAAATTTAAAAATATTTCATCAACAGAAATGAAAGTAATATGTGAAGAAGAAGATAATTTGATTTCTAGATCTGCATTAAGTTATGAAGAGGATTCAAGTGGAATATTTTTTTCTAATCGTTATAATAATGTTGATGGAACTATTAAACTATTTGTAATGGATAAGACAAAAATTAATGAAATTTATGCTTGGCTTAGTGGAGAAGGATTATTAGAATATAATAATAAAGTTAGTACAACTTATTTTTTGGAAGAAATAAAGCCACAAAGGACAGCTTCTATAAAAACTATAGATTTAAATTTTAAACGAAGTCCATATTGGTATAAAAAAGAAGATAATTATGTTGAATGTTCAAATACAGTTTCAAATGAAGGTAATGTTTTTTCACAACCAACAATAAAAATTGTAAAAGGTGAATCTGATGTTGTGGATATAACAATTAATGGAATACGTTTTAAATATACATTTCCAACAAACGAAGAATATGTAATTATAGATTCTTATGATTGTAATGCATATTATAATGGTTTATATAGAAATGAAAATTTAGAAATTGATTTTGAATTTCCAATACTAAATCCAGGTGAGAATCAAATTGCTTATAATAGTGGTAGTTGCCAACTTTTCTTTTTAAAGAAAGATAGGTGGGTTTAATGATTAAAATTTTTGATGGAGAGGCAAAAACTTTTAATAGTAATGGCAAAATTTCAATAAATCCAATTGAATTAAAAGAATATAAAAAGAAATCGTTAAATGGTTGGTACATTGAAGTAGAAGTGCCAATAAAGTATATTAAATATATATTAAAAGATGATCTCTGTGTTATTAAATCTAAATCAAAGATTAATCCACAGGCATTTAGAATTGGAAATTTAACAAAGAGTAGTAGAACTATTAAATTTACAGCATATCATGTTATGTTCGATTCTCAAAATTATATGTTGGACGATGTTAGACCAACTAAAAAGAATGCAATAAATGCTTTAGAATATATAAATGATAGAACTAATGAAAAAAGTCCTTTTGTTTATTCTTCAAATGTTAATACAATATCTACAGCATATTTTCAGTTAAAAAGTTTATATGAAGCATGGTCTATAATTGAAGAACGATGGGGAGGTTGCTTTGATGCAGATAATTGGAATATAACATTGTCAACTGACTTGGGAAAAAGAGTAGGTGAAATGTTAGTTTATCAAAAGAACTTGGAAGATTTATCTATCTTAGAGGATTGGAGTAATGTTGTAACAGAGCTGTATCCAGTTGGTTCAGACGGATTAAAATTACCTGAAAAAGTATTGAAATCGGATGTTAAATATAAGATTCCATATTCAAAAACAATTGACTTTCCTTCCGATTTAGAAGAGTACGATGATGATGGTAATCAAGTTGAAATTTCACAAGATAAATTAATCGAAGAGTTAAGAACGAAAGCTGTAAAATATTTAGATGAAAATAAATATCCAAAAGTATCATATGAAATGAGTACTAATATTTCTGAAAGTTATGATATTAATGATAAGATTCTTGTAAAACATCCCTTAGTAAATTTATTAACAGAAGTCCAAGAATATGTTTACAATCATAAGTTGAAAAAGACTGAGAGTCTTGTTTTTGGTAATTATAAAAAGGATATAGTTCAAAAAGTATCTTCTTTAAAGGAAAATATAAATCAAATATCCACTCGATTGATTCAAAATAATGAAACACTTAAAAAGCAAAAAGATATCATTAATAATTTGAATAAGTTAGGTCAGGTTTATATTGATGATAATGAAATATTAATTTTAGATAAATTACCAAAAGAAAAATCAAAATATGTTTTAAGATTAGGTCTTGGTGGGATTGCTTTTTCTGATAATGGTTATGAAGGTGAATTTAAAACTGCTTGGACTTTGGACGGAAATTTTAATGCAGATTTTATAAATTCAGGTAAAATAAATACTAGTTTAATTGAAGGGTATTCTGAATTAATCACAAAAGTTGATACAATATCAGATTTAACTAGAACTATATCTGGGACTAGCTATATTGAAATGCAAGATGCTTTTGAGGGGGAAGCATTAAGTTTTTCAATAAGTGGGCAAATGAGTTTGATTTATCCATCAAATGATTTATATCCATCAAATGATTTATACCCTCTTGATAGTAATTTGATTGTTCAAAATTCAAGTAACGAACAGGAAGTGGTTCATTTACCAATAAATTGGTTAAATTATTTGGATGAAAGTACATTTGATGAATTTGTAATATCAAATGGTAAATCTAAAATAATAAGAAGAGTTGGAATCAACGAAGATGATACAAAATATGCACTTGATGAAGAAGTAATTGAATATTATGATGATTTGAACATTTCACTTTCAACCGGATATAATAAAATATGGTTACAATCATTTGAAGATGTAGACTTAAAGTATTCGGTTAAATATACGGTTAAAAGTGATTATACAGATACTTTTGCAACAAAGGTTGAAATGCATTCTAGTATTAAGCAGAGTGAAGATAAAATAAATTTGGAAGTATCAAAAAAAGTTGATGAAAATGAAGTAATCGCGGCAATAAATCTATCTAGTGAAGAAGCATCAATTGTAGCTGATAAAATTAAATTTGAGGGCTTGGTAACAGCTAATGATAATTTTAAAATTTTATCTGATGGATCTATCGAGGCAAAGAATGCATCTTTAAAAGGTGATATTTTTCTTCCTGCAGGAGGAAAAGTAGTTGGTGGAGACGGAATACTGTCAACTATGGTAGTGGCTGGGAATATGTGGTCTAGTTTTTTCCTTGGAGGAGAAGGTTTCATGCCGCTAGGTTTCGAAAGATATGTTAATTCTTCAAATGTAGCATCTGCTATTGCAACAAATATGCTACTTGATTTTGTTATACCATCAAATTTTAAAGTACAAAAAGCTTATATATATTTGCGACATATTCCATCTACAAATTCAGATGAATATAATAATGTTTCTGTTACTGGGTATTCCAGAAATGTTAAAGCTTATATATGTAAAGATAATAGCTTTAGTCGAAAAGTTTCATTTTCTGGAGGTTTAAACGAAATTGCAGGTAACTATTCTGAAATAGCAAATTGTTTTGGTTCTGCAGGATTCACTGGTTCATCATCTGGTGTTTCAGAAGCTACATCAATTGATATATCAAATTTAATAAATAAGGCTGGAACATATTCAATTAATTTAAAAAGTACATATGGGGTATCAACTAGTGCGAGTGATATTTATGCTTGCACTGGATGTGTTTTGGCACAGTTATACATTTATGGATATACAAGTTTATAAATTTTGTAAAAGGAGGAAAAAATAATGCAAAATGTATTGACACGCATTCGAAAGAATGCGATAATTCTACAAACAAACAAACAAACAAACAAACAAACAAACAAACAAAGGTATACTATACCTTGCGAAAGGGGGTGCAGTTATTTAGTAGTAACTGCATCTCAAAAAAGAAGGGAGGCAATGGCTTAATAATTCATTGCTTCTTTTCTGTTCGAGGTGCATTATGCTAAAAATCTTTTCTAATAAAGGAGAAGCTAATGCAATACCTTTAAATGGAACAAATCTAAATTTTAATTTTGCTGAAATAATTAATATGCTCTATCTAGTTGGAGCATATTTTCATACATCAGACGCGGATTTTAACCCAAATGAAGTTTGGTGTGGGACGTGGGAGTTAGAATTTGATGGAACAGTATTAGTTTCAAAATCTAATACTTCAGGTTCTAAATTCAAAGCTGAGGCTGGTACAGTGGTAGGTGAAGAATCACATACTTTAATAATTGGAGAAATGCCAAAACACTCTCATTTAATGGGATTGCTGGGCGGAGGCAATCAAGAAAGATGGGGCTTGCAGTACGCCAAAAATTCAGAATGGAGATACTATGATGGTGCTGATATTATAGCATCTTCTGGTGAATCTCAACCTCACAATAATATTCAACCAAGCAAAATTTGTTTTAGATGGCATAGAACAGCATAGCAATGAATAATAGCCGATTATATGGCTTTAAAAGTATTTAAAAATAAAGGTGAAGAAGGTGCAATGCCTTTAAATGATGAAAATTTGAATTATAATTTTCAAGAAGTGTTAAATATGTTATGCCCTGTCGGGAAAGTTGAAATTTTCTTTGATAATAATGACCATAGTAACTATTTAGGGTTCAAATGGGAAAGAACCTCAATCGGAAAAGTTCCAGTTGGTATTAACAGCAACGATTCTGATTTTAATACAATAGGCAAAACTGGCGGAGAAAAAACACATAAATTAATTATTAATGAAATGCCTTCACATCAACACGCTATGTATTTATCAGGGAGTTCAACTCCTAATAGACAGGCTGTAAATTGGTCAAATCAAGGGTATCAAGAATTTAGTGGTATTACAAAAGCAAATGACAATATTTCTGGGGGCAATCAGCCACACAACAATTTACAGCCATATGAAGTAATGGCATTTTGGAAAAGAATAGCATAATAAAAAACTAAATAACAAAATGAATGCAAAAAATTGAATTTAAATCAAAAGGTGAAACGGGAGCAATTCCGTTAAGCCCAACAACATTGAATCAATTACAAGATAATATTGAAACATCAATTGAAGAGATAAATACAAAAGTTGAAGCTAAAACAATATTATCAGTAAAATTAGCTGATGATTATTCTCCTGTTAAGGAACAATATTGTGAAATAAATACTTGGGTAGAAAATGTAAAAACAGGTAATAAACTAAGTGTTATAGCTGGAAAAATTAAAGTGGGACAAGGTGTTTCAAAATTAAGAATTTCTGGTGTTTTTGGAGCAAATGCAACAGGAAATGAAAGATATTATTTTTGGACTAGAAAAAACAGTGTAAATGTTGGAACATGGGTTGTTGAAGACGTCTTAAATATTTACAGTCCAATTCCATTTGAACAATTAATCGAAGTTAAAGAAAATGATATTATTTCAGTTGCTATTTATAATAACTATGGAAGTCCAATTGAAACAGGAAAAACTATTTTGATTTTTGAAACATTTGAATAATTAAAAAAGAAAGGAACAAAAAATGGAATTACTAAAAAAATTCAAAGAGAAATATTTATTAATGACATTTTTAGTTGGATTAATTTTTAGTGTATTTATGACATTTCATCATACTTTAAATAAGTATGATGACATTTTAGATACATTAAAAACTACTCAGCAAATGTCTTTAAAAAGTGTGATTTGGAATGATAATATTCCGCTTGGCGAAAGAACTTCCGCATGCGATGTATATCTGGAAGCTGGATATAATTCATTAACAAAAAAACATTGCGAAAAGATTATTAATGAAAGTGTTGCAATAAACACTTTTTTTTGATGGAAAGGAGGAGAAGAAATGGATATTCAAACAATTATGACTTTAGTTACAATATTTGTAACATATTTCTGCGGTGTTATTGCTAAAAAACATCCAAAGTTTAATAATAAATTAATTCCAGTACAAAATTTATTAATTGGAATTATTGTAGCAGTAATTAACTTTATTATGACTAAAGATTTTAATGGTTCTATTGTAGTAGCTGGTTTACTTACTGGCGGTGCATATGACCTAGGAAAAAATTTAAATGACTTATTGAAAGGAGAATAACTATGAACGAAAAAGCAAAATTTATAGAAATAACAGAAGAACAAAAAGAAAAAATAAATAAAATAAGATTAAGTTTTTCTGATATCTATAATTGTATTGAAAAATTATGTGAAAATAGTAGAGAAAAATCTCTGGCAATCACAAAATTGGAAGAGGCTCAGTTTTGGGCTATTAAAGGAATAAGTAGGGAGGAAAATTAATATGAAATTAGCGGAAAGAACGTTTAGAAGAAAAGATTATGTATTGACTAGCAAATTTGGTTATCGAAAAGTTATTAATACGTCAGCGGGAGCTACTAATTCGTTTCACAGTGGTGCCGACTACGGAACTCATGGAGAAAAATGGGCACAATATGCTTTGGAAGATGGAATAGTTTCTAGTGTTTATACAGACTCATATGGTGCAAAGTGCGTAGTCATTGATTATGCTCGAATAGGCAAGAAATTATACTATTGTCATCTAGACAAAATCTGTGTTAAGAAAAATCAAAAAGTAAATCATGATACGATTTTAGGCTATACAGGAGCTACTGGAAGAGCAAACGGAATCCATCTTCATTTGTGTCTAAAAAACATAAATGGAAAGGATTTTTTAGATCCAGAGAAATATGATTATATTGAAGCTAAAAAAACTTCTAATAATTTTCTAGGAACAAAAGGTTACCTTAAATACGGAGATAAAGGAAGTAATATCAATAAAATTTGCTTATTCTTTGCTAATACTTTTTATGGATATTTTGGTAATACAAAAGAATCTGCAAGAATTAAATTAGTAGGTAAGAATGGTACTGGTGACTTTTTTGGTGAAAATTTAAAAGCGTGGGTTAAAGAGTTCCAAACAAGAACTGGGCTTGAACCTGATGGAAATATTGGACCACTTACTTTAGCTATGTTAAAAAAATATGGATTTAATTATTAAAAAATGACCTAGTCACTTGGCTAGGTCATTTTTTTATGCTTTTTTCAATTCTTTATTTCAAAATTAAAAAGACTCAATTCATAACAATTGAGAATTTTTTTAATGGATTTTAATATTTTAAATGAATATTTGCGGTAAAAGTGGCGGTAAAAAAAGAAAAATCCCCTTATTATAAGGACTTTAATTGCATAAATGGTGGCCTCGGTGAGAATCGAACTCACACTCTAACCCTTAGGAGGGGCTTGTTTTATCCTATTAAACTACGAGGTCACACCATAATATTAACACAAAAATAATAAATTAACAATAGATTTTTACAAATAGAAAAATTCTAAATAATTTACCATTCATGGTTAATAAAATATATTACATAATTGATACAATTACCCATTGGAGGTTAACATATGAAAGCTAATGAAGCTATATCAATTAAACTAATAAATATATGTAAGAAAGAAATATATCTATAAATAAATTAGCATCCCTAAGTTTTTTTACTCAAAGTACCATAGAAAATATTGTTAATTGTAATTCTAAAAATCCCAAGTTACTTACAATTGTAAGAATTTGTGATGGATTAGGTATTACTTTAAAAGAATTCTTTTCAGATGATTTATTCCTTAACCTAGATAAAGAGGACTAATTTTTCTCCTTTTTTATTTTATAAATTAATCGTGTATGGTTGACTTTTGAAATTCTCTGCGATATACTTTTCCTATACTAGGAGAGATAAAAATGAAAGACAAAAAAGCAAAAATATTTAGTGCTATTGCACTATTAGCACTAGCACTTTTAGTAGTCGGAGCAACATATGCGTATTTTCAAAACCAGTATGGTTCTGCATCTAATACAGATATTAAAGTTACAACATACACTACTGATGTATTAACTTTTGAAACAGGGGATGCAATAAATATCTCTGCGGATCAAGAAACATTCGCACAAGGAAAAGGTAATAGAACTGGTTCAACATTTGCTAGAGCTACCCTTCAAGCAAATAACAAAACTAATACTGCAACTGCAAATTATTACATGTATTTAAATATAGAAAATAATACATTTACATACACTAACACTGGTACACCAGAGTTAATATTGCAAGTTGTAGACAAGACATCTGGTAACCAAGTAACTAGTATTACAGGTTTAGATTATGTAACAGTAACAGATGGCAAAAATACTTCAATATCAGGATTTGATATAACAACCAAAAAGGGATTAATAGCATTATTTTCAAATAAAGTAATAAGTGCTTCACCTAAAACTATTGAAGAATACACAGTTATAATAACATTAGTTAATCATAATTTTGATCAAAATAATAATACTGGTAAAAATTTAAGTGGAAAATTAATAATTCAAAAAGATGAATATAAAGTATCTTTAGCAGATTATGTAATAAGTCAATATACCGGGAAACAAGGAGAAAATAATATTTATTATCATGATTCAAATTTAGAGAATGGAGCAGGAGATAATTCATATAGATATGCAGGAGCAAATCCAAATAATTATGTATGTTTTGGTTCAGATGAAGCCACATGTCCACATGAAAATCTATACAGAATAATAGGTTTAATAGATGGAAAAATAAAATTAATATCAGCAAGATGTAGCAACAACAGATATGCTTGGCACAGATGGCGGATATTACAACACAACATCAGGAGCAGGATGGAATTCATCACATTATAAAGAAAGTGGAGACTTTACAAAAATTGGTCTTTACAAATGGAACTCAACCAGCACAAATACATGGAGTACAAGTTTATTTAATAAAATAAATTTAAATACAAATTATTTAAATAATATAGGTACAACATGGTCAAATTTAATTGAGGATACTACATGGAAAGTAAGTGGACATACAACAGATATTGTAACGCCAAAAGCAATGTTTACTGCAGAAATAACAAATGCAACAAAAACTTATGGATCAGAAAATGGTACATCAAAAATAGGATTAATGTACGTAAGTGATTATGGATTTGCGGCAGCCCCGAGTGCATGGACAACCCCATTTTATAAATATAATAGTTCAGCAATCAAATCAGTCAATTGGATGTATATGGGACTGGATGAATGGACAATTACGCCTAATTCTTTGAACAGCAGCAGTGTGTTCACTTTTAATAGCAGCGGCAACCTGGCTTACGCCAGTGTGGGCAATGGGTATGTTGTCCGTCCAGTCTTGTATCTAAAAGCTTCTATAGCCTATGCTGGAGGATCTGGAACTAAAGATTCGCCAATAACTTTGGAAGTATGATAACCTTTGGTTAGTGCGGCTGGCGGGAGTATCCGCCCCGCGCCGCCGATGCTAAGTTATCAACATACTTATATCACTCCTTGTCTATTTTGAGATAATATTAGTAT